CATTGACCTGCGAACGCGGTCGCCTTTCTGGGCGCGTATGGCCTCCATCCTGACCGGTGGACGCCTGGTGACGCCGGATAGTGGTTCACAGATGGCAGGAACATCCGCACACGGCGTGGTGGGAGATTCTGTTGTTACCGACGAACGCAATATGCAGATCAGCACCGTGTGGGCCTGCATCCGCTTAATTTCCACAGTTACGGCATCACTCCCTCTGGACGTATTCGAAACGGTAAGCGACCAGCGAAAGAAGGTTGGAAATGACAACCCGCTGGCGAGACTGCTGAGATTCAGGCCCAACAACTTCATGACGGCGCTTGAGTTTCGCGAGGCCATGACAATGCAGCTCTGCGCGTATGGAAATGCATACGCTCATGTTGAGCGAAACAGCGTGGGCGATGTCATCAGCATGGTTCCGCTGATGAGTGCCAATATGGATGTGCGCCTGAGCGATAACGGTAAAACCGTTATTTACCGCTACAAGCGTGACAGTGAATATGCCGAGTTCAGGACTAAAGAAATCTTCCATCTGAAAGGTTTTGGCTTCAATGGTCTGGTTGGCCTGTCGCCTCTGGCCTTCAGTGCGAAATCGGCCGGCGTTGCAATAGCGATGGAAGATAATCAGCGTGAGTTCTTCGCCAACGGTGCCAAGTCCCCGCAGATACTGATGACTGACGGTAAGGTGCTGACCATAGAGCAGCGCGGGCAACTGGAGGAAAACTTTAAAGAGATCGCTGGTGGCCCGGTTAAAAAGCGTCTCTGGATTCTGGAAAGCGGCTTTACCACTCAGCCAATTGGCGTTTCTCCTCAGGACTCAGAAATTCTGGCGGCACGTAAGTTTCAGGTGGCAGAGCTGGCGCGCTTTTACGGCGTTCCCCCGCATCTGGTCGGGGATGTTGATAAATCCACCTCGTGGGGCAGCGGGATTGAGCAGCAGAATCTGGGGTTTCTGCAGTACACGCTGAAACCCTATCTGGATCGCTGGGAATACAGCATTGAGCGATGGCTGGTCAAAGATGCTGAGCAGGGCAGGATTCATGCCGAGCACAATCTGGATGGCCTGTTGCGCGGTGATTCTGCCAGTCGCGCCACCTTCATGCAGATCATGGTCAATACCGGCATCCGCACAGTGAACGAAGTGCGAAGACTGGATAACCTGCCGCCTCTTCCCGGAGGCGATGTTGCAACCCGTCAGTCACAAAACATACCCATTACCGACCTCGGTACAAACACTAAGCCCCGCACTGACGGGGCTTAATTTTTTTGGGGGCTTAAATGCCGGACATTCAGAAAACGCTGTCCTTTAATCAGGCAGAAATTAAGTTTGCAGGTGATGGCAGTCAGGGGATTTTTGAAGGTTACGCCTCTGTGTTTAACAACACCGATTCTGACGGCGACATTATTCTCCCTGGCGCGTTTAAAAAGACGCTGGCCACGCAAAGCCGCAAGGTGGCGATGTTCTTTAACCATCGCACTTTTGAGGTGCCGGTCGGTAAGTGGGAGACGCTGGAAGAAGATGAAAAAGGGCTTTTTGTCAGAGGTCAGCTAACCCCGGGCCTGAGCGCTTCATCTGATCTCAAGGCCGCCATGCAGCACGGCACCGTTGAGGGGATGTCGGTCGGATTTTCCGTATCAAAAGATGATTACAGCATCGGCACAACGGGGATGATTTTCAAAAACATTTCCTATCTGCGGGAGATCAGCGTCTGCACGTTCCCTGCTAACGAACTTGCTGGCGTATCTGCCATGAAGAGCATCGAAACAATCAAAACTATTCGAGATGCGGAAGCTTTCCTGAGGGATTCAGCAGGGCTTTCGCGTGCAGAAGCACAGGCATTTCTTGCCAGTGTTAAGTCCGCAGGTCGGAGCGAGTCCGATAGCGGCGACATTGACGCGCTTGCACAGCGCATAACTTCCTTTGCCGCTAACCTGCGGAACGCATAACGGAGCATTACATGTCTGAATTAGCCACTCTTGAAAAAGCGATTGAGAATTCACAGAAAGAAGTGAAACAGCTCATCGAAGAACAGCGTAAATCCATTAACGAAAACGGCCAGATTAACCAGCAGCTTCAGACTGACCTGGCAAAAGCCCAGGACGAGCTGAAGAAAACTGGCACCCGCCTCTTTGATCTTGAGCAGAAGCTGGCAGGCAATTCACCTGATCAGACCGCTCAGAAGTCATTTGCTGAGCGTGTCTCTGAAGACCTGATCAAAGGCTGGGATGGCTCACGCACCAAAGCAAAAGTGACCAGCTTTGATAAGGCGATCGGTTCCAGCAGCACTTCTGCAGGCAGCCTCGTTCTGCCACAGCAGAATCCGGGCATTCTTATGCCTGGCCTGCGTCGTCTGACAGTTCGTGACCTGCTGTCACAGGGCCGCATCTCCAGCAATGCCCTTGAATATGTTCGTGAGAACGTATTTACCAATGCGGCTGCGCCGGTAGCTGAAGGCACGCTGAAGCCTGAGAGCAATATCACCTTCACTAAAGAAACGGCGAACGTGAAAACCATCGCGCACTGGATTCAGGCATCACGACAGATCATGGATGATGCGCCTGCCCTGCAGTCTTACATCAATTCCCGAATGATGTACGGCCTGGCACTGGTGGAAGAGAACCAGATGCTCAACGGTGATGGCACCGGTGACAACCTTCAGGGGCTGAACGTGGTCGCTAACGAATACGAAGCGGCACTCAATGCCACCGGTGACACCGGGGCTGACGTTCTTGCGCATGCTATCTATCAGGTGTCGCTGAGCGAGTTTGAAGCGGACGGTATTGTGCTCAACCCGGCTGACTGGCACCGCATCGCGCTGCTGAAAGACGCCAACGGCAATTATATCCTCGGCGGCCCGCAGGCGTTTGCTTCCAAACTTCTCTGGGGTCTGCCTGTTGTTTCAACGACCGCTCAGGCAGCAGGTAAGTTCACTGTCGGCGCGTTTGGCCTGGCTTCTCAGGTGTGGGACCGCATGGACGCTACCGTTGAAATCAGCAATCAGGATCGCGATAACTTCGTGAAAAATATGCTGACCATCCTGTGTGAAGAACGTCTGGCGCTGGCTCACTACCGTCCTGCCGCCATTGTTACCGGCGATATCACCGTTGCCGCTGGCGGCGCATAACTGAAGGGCGCGGTCAGCAATGGCCGCGTTTACAGACATGAAAATCAAAGCACTTCGCATGTTCTCTCATTTCCACCTTGGCACTGTCTCGCAGGGTGAAGTGAAGGTGGTTAAAAAAGAAATCGGTGAGGCTCTGGTCGGGCTGCACCTGGCTGAAGCTGTCGAAGATGAATCAAATGACGATTCGGCTTCGGTACCCGTAAAGAAAGGGGGCAAAAGTGGAAATAAGCCCGCAACAGGTGGCGCTGGTTAAGAAGCACCTGAGAGTTGATCACGATGATGAAGACGACCTGATTGCAGGCTATGCGCAGGCATCAGTGGACTTCATCGAACATTATTGTGACGGCGTTCTGGTGGCGCAGCTAACAACCACCGCAGAAAACGAAGAACCTCCCCGTGAGGTTCTTTTTACTTCGGGCATATGGCAGGCGATGCTGCTGCTGATCGGTCACTACTATTCAAACCGTGAAGCAGGTGGGCAGAATCAGTCAGAAATTCCGTTTGGTGTGGAGGCGTTGTTATACCGACATCGCAGGTGGCACTGATGGCCTGTTCAGGATGCCAGAAGCGACGTGAATGGCTAAAAAAAATGGTGGCACTCGCTAATGAAAGAATTACAGGAAAGCCTGCTGGCGACCACGCTGGAGAAACTGGCAGAAAGTCTTCATCAGGTCGCACAGGGGATGAAGTCGCAGAGCGAAGCAATAAACCGCCTGGCTGAATCAAACGAGGCGCTTGCTGCCGTGGTTTATCAGTCAGTCATTGACGTCTCAGACAATGACATGCCAGCGCCGACATATCTTAGCGGGGCGGCTAAGGGATAATTATGCAGGCCGGAAAATTACGTCACCGCGTCTCGCTCCAGAAGTCCGTCAAAACCCAGAACCCTTTAACGGGAGCTGTTGTTAATTCCTGGCAGGAAACAGCAAAGCTGTGGGCGGAGGTTGCCCCGCTGTCTGCGCGGGAGTTTGTCGCGGCACAGGCCACACAGAGTGAAGTAACCACACGTATCACCATTCGCTTTCGCAGCGATGTGACCCCAAAAC